CGGGTACCGTCTTCTGCCCGGCAGCAGCGAGCGACCCGGTGCCGGACAAAGGGGAGGACGCAGCGAGGTCGGCTCCTGCGGTGAGCGACCCGGCACCGGACGCGGAGGCGCCCCCGGGGACTGCTTTCTGGCCCTGCGCAGCCAGCGCGCCAGCGCCCGAGAGCGCGGCCGTCCCGGTGAACTCCCCGGTACCCGACAGTGACCCCGTGCCCGAGAGCGACGCCGCGCCGGGGACCTTCTTCTGCCCGGCGGCTGACGCTGATCCTGTTCCAGACAGGGATACGGCTCCGTCGAGTGCCCCGGCGGCGCTGAATGCCCCGGTGCCACTGAGGGAGGCTGCACCAGGCAAGGCGGTGGGAGCGCTGGGAGTGCCCGGGACCATGCTGCCCGGGACGGCGCTGCCCGGGACGGCAGGGGTAAAGAACGGCGGCTGCCTGAAGGCCAGCAGGGTTCCCGTGCCGCCGATGGACACAGCCCCGGCGACCTTCTCCTGGCCTGCGGCGCCGGCGGTGCCGCTGCCGGACAACGGGGCGGCGCCGGAGATCACCACCCGCTCGTAGAGCAGCACGGCGATCCCGTAGTAGCCGTCACTCGGCCAGGTCGGCTCCTGGGCGGAGGACGTGCAGGACGGGTTGGCGCACATCCCGTTGCCGCTCGGGTCCAGGCCGTAGGAGTACCCGCTCGTCGATCCGTCCGTGGTCGTCGAGACCGCGAAGGCGTAGCCGAAGTACGCTTCTCCGCTGCCGTGACCGGGGGTCAGCAGCGGGTAGTCGGTGGTGGCGGCACTCGCCACGGTCCCGGCGACGTCGAGCAGGACGTTCGCGTACCCGGCGGTGGTGGAGAACTCCCAGCCGCCGACCCGGATGGACGGCGTCCCGGAGCTGGACGTCACCGTCACCGTGGCCGTGCTCGCGGCGGTGACGCTGCCTTTGAAGACGGTGGCGGCGTAGGAGCCGACCACGGTCGGGCCGGAGACCGGGGAGGAGTCCCAGGTGACGTTAGAGCTGCTCAGCGCGGTCGGGTGGTCACCCGAGGTCGTCGAGATGACCTCGATCACCATGACGTCCCCGACGGCGCCCGGAGTCAGGGGGAACGTCAGGCCCGTGACGGTGGGGCCGATCGCCGAGCCGACAAGCGCGAGGGTCATGCCTCACCCCCTCCGGGCGCGCGAGGGCTGCTAAGAGGGCGGCGTTACCACTGGGTCGCGTTGAGCGAGATGGACGCGGCGGCGAACTGCACGGTGTCGCCGTTGGCCACCCCGGTGATGTTGGCGCTCAGGACTCCCTGGAACCACCGCAGCTTGGTGCCCGAGGTGGAGTCCCAGATCTCGATCCCGACGACCGTGGTCCAGGAGGACCCGGCCGTCCAGGTGACGGCGTTGGCGTTGGACGCGGTCGGGGCGGTGGTGGAGAACGACCCGAACGGGGCGGACGCGCCGAGGGTGGAGCCGCCGGCTGTGTAGCCGGTGGCGGACAGCTCGGTGCCGTTGGTGCCGTTGACGTTGCCGTTGCCCGAGCCCATCGCGGTCATCAGCCGGAGCATGTACGGCTGGGTGATGGTGGGGGCGGACGCCCCGTCGAGCGCGAAGTTGAGCAGCGCGGCGGTACGGCCGGTGTCGGTCATGTACGCCACCGGTTACACCAGCCCGATCTCGGCGGAGGCAGGAAGGAGAGTGATGGTCACGGGACGGCACGGGGTGCCGCTCATGCTGGCGTTGTCGCCGTGGTGATGGTCCTGCGGGCAGCAGTTGCAGCCGGCGGCGTCGAGCGCGGCGTGCACGTCCACGTCGTGCTCGCTGATGGTGGCGACTGCCGTGCAGTCCCTGTTCTTGCACTGCACCAGGTGCATGCCGTCCTCCTCAGCCCCTCGGCGGGGTGTACCGCTCGTAGTCAGCGAGTTCGCCGTCGTCCTCCGTCACGCCGAGGCGCGAGCGGATTCCGACGTGGGGCGGGTCCTGGTAGCCACGGATCGACGGGCCGGACAACCAAGTGCCCTGTCCCTTCTGGGCCTGGGCCTCGGTTTCCGGCAGGTGAGCGGTGAGGGCGGAGCCCTCCCCGGCCGGCGCGGTCGCGGCCTCGCCCTCCCGGGCGGCCTCGTCCACGGCCCGGGACAGGGCCGCCACCCGGCGGACGCGCTCCGTGCGCGCCAGCAGCGCGCCCTTCTTCGGCATCCCGCGCTTCCTGCGCCCGGCTTTCGGCATCGGGCCGCGCTGCTCGCTGGACTCCGGGGGCACCTGCGGCTCGCCGCCCGCGTCCTGCCCGGCTTCCTCGCCCTCAGGCGGGGCATTGACCGGGCCGCCCATCTCGGCCTCCATCTGCTCGGCCTGGGCGGCGTCCTCAGGGGTGGGGGCGAGGTCGGGCAGCGGGATCGGCTGGGCTCCCATCCGGTCGATCATCATCTGCTGGCCCGCGACGGCAGGCGGGACGCCTTCCACCTGCGCGACGGGGGCGAAGTCGGCCATGAGGTCGGCGGGGATCGGCAGCCCGGCGTTGCGCAGCTCGATGAAGGCCTGCTTGCGGGTGCTCGCCTGGGCCACGATGTCGGCGACCGCCTCGTCCTGGCTGCGCTCGCGCTCCTCGTCCAGGTCGATGCCGAGGCCCCGGGTGCGGGTGCGCTGGGAGACGGGGATGCCGGAGGCCCGGATCGCCTCGACGAACTGCCTGGTGGTGTCCTCGTCCCGGAAGTTGAGGACGGCGCACTTCAGGTCGGGTACCAGGAGCCTGGGCTGCTCGGTGATCCGCTTCTCGCCGGTCTCCTCGTCGGTCTCCAGGACTTCTTCCATGATCACGAACCGGCGACCGTTGCGCTCCTCGTAGTCGTAGTGCTCCTGGGCCTCGGCGACGATCAGGGCACGCTGCCGGAAGTGCCGCATCAGCATCTTCTGGTAGGTGGTCATGAGCTGCTCGACGAGCTGCTTGTTGAGCGCGTCGGCCGCGTAGGTCTGGCCCTCCCCGGCTCCCATCAGGAAGGTGCGCGACAGGCCGAAGACCTGGAGGATGCGGTCCTCGATCCTCTCGAAGTCCATGCTCAGGTCCGGCATGTTCTCGCGTCCGAACACCGACTCCAGCTCGACGGCGAAGTTGTGGATCAGCACGCGGAAGTCGCCGGCCAGCGCGGCGTCGAGGGCCAGCTCGAAGTTCTCCAGGTCGTCGTCGGTGGGAATCCACGGGACGGACGTGCCGAGGTCGGTGGCGCTCGCGCCGAGCTTGGCTAGCAGCAGCGGGGTGTAGAGCCGGTCGGCGATCGAGTCGAGCGCGGTGTTGAGCATCTCCTGCTGGAGCATGGAGCGCATCGCGCGGGTGAGCAGGGGGAGCCCGCGCAGGTTGAAGGTGTCGCCCTTGAACTTGAGCTGGCGCAGCAGCACGCCGCTGACCGGCATGAACGCGTTCTCCGCCGTGTAGGCGGCCAGCTCGGGGTACTCGGTGACCAGCTTGTTGTACTCCCAGGCCGGCTGGCGGGTGGTGAGGATCTGCCGGATCGTCCACGGCAGCCGGGTGAAGTAGCGGGGTTCCTTCAGGAACGGGGACCGCTCGACCTTGATGTCGTCGGAGTTCAGCAGCTCCTCGTCGTCCCAGATGCCGAGGTCCTCGTTGAAGGTGGCGAAGGGCCACGCCTCGCCCGTGGTGTAGTACTCGCGGCCGATGTCCACGAGGAACTCGCTGTAGTCCAGCCCGTCCCCGTCGTCGTTGAAGAACAGGTCCTCGTAGAAGTCGGTGAGGCGCTGGTCCTTGCACTCCAGGTGCGCGCCGACCACGGGGAACTTGCTGAAGATGTCCACGCAGGAGCCGACGATCGGGTCGGTCTGGTAGAGCAGCCGGCAGAACGCCCGGACCTTGGCCAGCTCCTCGTTCTGGCTGAAGTCGTACGGGAGGTTATTCTGCCTCCAATAGAACAAAGGATCGCGTGGACGCCCTGTGGCAAACTGAATGTCGGAGAACCCCGACCCTCCCGCGCCGCCGGTCGAGTAGGCGGTGCGGCGGCCGAGGGACGCGGTGCGCGCGTTGATCCGCCGGTTCTTGCGGGCCTCGGCGACCTCGGGGCTGAGCTGCTCGGCCGACGCCGCCCCGACGCCCATCGTGCGGCCGAGTTGCCTCGCCACCGACCCCTGGCGGGCAGCACCCGACCCCGGCTTGTACGCAACTCGCATCTGTCCTCCTAACCCTTCTGGGTCAGGAGGACAGGGGCCTGCCGGAGGCTATTGCGGCGGAGGGGTGTCCAAGATCAGCTTCGCCAGCTCGCGCCACTGCTCCCAGGCGCGGTCGGGGCGCACGTCGGGCCAGCCGCATGACCGGCACTCGATCAGTTCGAGGACGCCCCCCGGGGACCGCGCCTTCCGGCTGCCGTCCTCGGCGGAAACCCGCAGGCCCGGAGGGAGGCCGGGGGCGGATGACTTGTCACTCATCGCCGTACGGCCCGTTCATCTGCTCGTGCATCCGCTGCATGACCTCCCGGCTGTTCAGGTGCCTGATCAGGTTCGGCATCCACTGGGACGGGTCATGCCCGAGCGGCACGGACATGGGGTAGCCGGCGTTGCGGTGCTGGATGATTACCTGCGGGCCTTTTACGTCGTCAGGGCCAAAGGAATCGGGATGGGTCGCGGGGAGCAGCGTGTGGCCGGTTTCCATCCGGACGCTGTGCGGCCCGATAGGAGTGAACGCCGAGGCGAGCTGCTGCCGGAAGGAGACGTCGTTCCGGTAGTCTTCCAGGCTCTGGCTCTCGTACGGCTCCGGGCTGGTGAAATGGTAATCGTTATAGCCCATCAGAACCTCCTCGGCCAGGTGCCGTCGTCCTCAGCGCCCGGGATCATCTGCTCGCGCATCGACCGGAGCACGTGCGGGCTGCGCAAGGCGGAAGCGGCGCGCTCGCCCACGTCCTCGTCGCCGGGGCCGAGGTTCGCTATGACCAGTCGCTGGTCATCGGGGTCACTGTCATGGGACACCCACATCCGCCACTGCCCGCTCCCGTGGCTGTAGGGGATTATCACGGAATGCCCGGTCTCGAAGCGGGCGTAACCCGGTCCCTCTGTCGGCGAGACCAGCCCGTTCCGCTCCAGCGAGGGCCAGGCGCGCTCCCAGCGCCGCTCGTCCTCCGCTGCGGCCTGCCTGCGGATCAGGTCGGAGATCCCCATCAGCGGCTCCTGTCCATGAAGACGTCGGTGTCCGGCGAGCGGTGGGTGG